TGCGGGCGGGACTGGTGGCCAAGGCGGCTTGCCAATCGAAACTGGCCTGGACGCCCTTCGGGCCTTTGATCTCGATGCGAGGCCGCGGGAGGTAGACGGCATGGGCGGTGACCGTCAGGCTTTCGCCGCTGGCTAGCACGTAGGAGAATTCCAGCGCTGCGGCGGTGCCATTGATGGCTTGGGTCAGCAGCGTCGTGTCGGCGAACCGCACCTCGATCTTGCCGGTCAGCGCCGCGATGGTCGGGTCGGCGCCGTCGATCCGGGCATCGGAGCGGATGGTCTCGATCCGGTCGAGGTTGTTGGCATAGGTCAAGTCGGCCGAGACGATGTTGCCCAGCGCGACCCCGTCCCGCTTGATCGCTCCGTTGAAATGGCCGAACCGCTTCAGCGCAATGGCGGCAGGCGCGCCCGCGCCAGTGGCGCCTGCAATTGTCTCGCCCTGCGCCACCAGCATGGCCTTCGCTCCGAGAAGGCCGGACCGCTCCATCGACCAGGACAGCGCGTCGAGGACGCAGCCGGAATACATGGCGAAGCGCGGCACTTCCGGCATCGCGACTTCGATGGACATGCTGGGCAGGGTCCAGTTGCCCGACATGAACGTGTGGGCGTTCAGCCCACCGGTCATGGTGGCGCCCGAGACGGTGCCGTTGGAGGCAGGCGTGGTTGACGCGGCCAGCGTGAAGGCATTGCCGGTGCTCCCAAGCGTATCATGCACCATCGTCAGTGCCGTCGCCGTGCCGGTATAGGTCGCGGCCGCGACGCCTGGGACGACGCTGGCGTTCAGGGCGACGGCCAGCGCGGTCATCGTGGCCGCGAGGTTGGCGCCGATGTTCACCTGGTTGCCGGTGGCGCCTGAGGCCACGAAGGTGAAAGCCGTGCCGTTTATCGTCACGGTCGCGTTGACCGCAGGCTGAGCGGAGAAGGTGATCGACCCGATGGCCGCGACGGTGCCTGTGGTGGTCGGCGCCCCAAAGGCCGCCTTCAGCCAGAAGCCGAAGCCCACCGAATCAATTGGCACCTCGACATCGCCATCGGTGGTGATCGCATCCAGAAGCGGTGCCCGGGGATCGCGACCATAACCCAGTAGCTCGGAGGCCAACAGCGGCTGCTCGGCCGCCAGCGACGACGTGATGAACGGCATCTGGGTATAGCCCGACCCCGGTGGGGTGCCGTAGACCGTTTCGAACGCAAGCGCCATCTGCGCCCGCGCGCCCTGCGCACGTGCCATGTCAGTGTCCTTTCGTGAGGAAAATCAGGTGAGTGGGTCGGGCGTGGTGTAGTGCAACACCACGGTGATCACCGCCGCCTTCAGTGCCGCCGCGCCTTCAATGGGCAGATCGACGGGCTCGGGCGCTTCGGCTTCGACCCAGTCGCAAAGGCCGCCCAACGTGCGGTCAGCCGCGAGAGCGGTGCCGATGGATGCGGTCAGCGCATCGAACAGCGTGTCGCGCCCGGTCCCGGCCTGGATCGCGACTTCCAGTTCCGCCCGATGTTCGTAGAAATAGGTGAGCGGCGACAAGGTCACCTCCGGCTCACCCGGTTTGCCATCGCGCAGGATGATCAGGCCGTTCGCCGGAATGCGCTCCGGCAGTACATCTCCGCGCAGCACCGGGACGGCAAGGGTTTGCAACCGCGCGTGCAAGGCGGCGAGGACGGTTTCACGGATGCTTGCCATTATAGGTGATCCTCCACCCAGTTACGCACGATGCTGCCCGGAATGACCGCCTGTGCCCGTTCCGCATCCCGTGCAAGATCCAGCCGTTTCGGCAGCTTGACCTGACGGACCAGAACGAAGATCGGCGCCGTCACTTGGCCACGCCCGGTCTTCGACTTCGAGACAGCGGCCTGCCCCTTCGTGTTCAGCCGTACGGCATCCGCCACGAGAAGGCTCGGCCCCCGTTTCCGATAGACAAACCGCAGCCGCAGGCCTGTCTTTTTCTCCCAAAGGGCGGGTGTCATCCGCTTGCCGCCCAGCGCCTTGCTGGCGGCGGGCAGGGGAATGGCCAGCCAGAAACCGTTGCCTGACCGGATCAGTGGCCCAGCCTCATGCGCTCCGACGATGACGGGGGCGTTGGACCAGACGAGGGCCGCGGCATCGAGGCTGTTCCGACCTTTCGGGTAGGTCTGCGACCGGATCGAATTCGCCAGTCGCTGGCCCAGTCCCGCACCGGTGATCTGCGCCCGCCAGGCAGATTTCAGACTGGCTCCCGCTTGCGCCATAGTCGTGGAAACCGCCTTCTGGCCCGCCTCCACCTCTTGCCGCATCAAGACGACAAGGTCCGGTGTGATGTCCAGTTTGAGTTTCATCCTTCAAGCGTTTCTTTGGTTCGGGCGCGCCGCGATGGCGGGCGGTTCGATTTGATGGCAGGAAGGCGCGATGACAGTACTCGCAGGGGGTCGGGACATGGATGCAATCACGGCCCTGGACTACGCCGGAGTGTCGCTCTTCGCCGCTACCGGGGCGCTGGCCGCGTCCCGCAAACAACTCGACATCATCGGATTTCTGTTTCTGGCAGCGGTGACCGGGATCGGCGGTGGGACAGTCCGCGATCTGGTTCTTGGCGTGCCGGTGTTCTGGATTGCCCAGCCGGTCTACATTCTCGCCTGCGCCGTGACGGCGGTGATCATCTACTTCACCGCCCATCTCCTTGAGTCCCGCTACCGCTGGCTCCTCTGGTTCGATGCGATCGGGCTCGCCGCCTATTGCGTCATTGGTGCGGACAAGGGACTGACCGTCACCGGATCTGCGACGGTCGCCGTGGTCATGGGCATGCTGACCGGTACTCTTGGCGGGATCCTCCGCGATGTGCTGGCCAATGAGCCCTCCGTTCTCCTTCGGCGGGATATCTATGTAACGGCCGCCCTTCTCGGCGCGCTGACATTCGTCGCGGCCGAGGCGGCGGGGCTCGCCCAGATCGGCTCTGCCGGACTCGGCTTTGCCGTGGCCATCACCGCGCGCGGCAGCGCTCTCGCCTTTGGCTGGACGCTGCCAACCTACCGCTCCCGTCCAGGTCGCGATGTCGATCCTTGAGGATCACGCCGGCCTCAGGTCCAGCGTCCAGATCAGCCGCTCGCTGTCGCGGACGGGCTCACCCTGAACGGTGTAACTGTCGGTGCCGATCACGATCAGGTCGCCGGGGCGGGGATTGGCCAAGTCGGCGACCCGGACATCGACCATCATCGTCGGGCTGACAAACCGGCCAGCGCCGAACTCGCTGATCCGGTCTGGGGCGCGGCGGATGACCCGGATGGGGCGCTCCTCGGAGGTGGCAGCGGAGATCCAGAGGGCCTCCGCCGCCAGGGAGGAGTTGCCGAAGATGCGGACGAGCGCCGCCTCGAAGACCGACATGGGGCTGCCGTCAGTTCGAGGTCAGGAGCCGGATCGCCAAGCGCGGGCGCTTGTTGACCGGCAGGATCGATGCCTCGGTCATCAGATCGATCCAGCGGCCCTTCTCGTCGAGGTGCTGGCGGGCATAGAGCGGCAGGCCGATGGTGTTGGCGGCTTCCAGGAGGTTCGCGGGGCCGCCATAGGTCGTGAAGGTGTCGAAGGTGCCGATCGGGAAGGCGACCCCTTCGCCCGCAGGCAGGAACCGCTCGGCGGTTCCGGTCGAGAGCGTCGCGCTGCCGGTGTATTCCTCGAAGAGGATCCCGGCGAAGGGGAAGGCGCGGCGGACGTCTTCGCGCAAGGGCTGGCCACCGGTCGCCGAATAGAACTTGTAGGCGTCCTCGGTCTTGGGATGGCTGATCAGCTTGTCGAAGAATTCCGGGCTGACGAGAGCATGGGCGCGGATCATGGTTTCGCCGAGGAGATTGTCTTCGATGCCGCGAAGCACCTCGCGGACCTTGCCCTGCACATTGGTGCCGGCCGTCCCCAGGACGAAGTCGACGGAGATCTGGGTCAGGCCGAATTCGGTGAAGTAGTTGTAAAGCGTGGTGCCCGCGCCATCCTTCACGATGCCGCGGAGCGCGTTCATCTCCATGTATTCGCGGGTCTGGGCATGCTTGCGCCGCATCAGCGTCAGCTTGCGGTTCATCACCTCGACCAGCGGGTCGGTTGCAT